GGGGAAGTACCACTACATATAATACCACTACTAGCATTAGGAGCAACAGCCAATAGATTAGCATTTCGCTTACCCGAGCCATGTATGTCAGGAGCTTCTCCCCTATCAATAGCAAGTTCTTTAGTGGCTGCAGTAGCTTTAGATTTAATATAAGTAAATGCTTTATGATTAAAACCAGTTGCAAAGATACCTTCAAAAGGTATGTTTTTAGATTGAAGATAAGCATGGAAACCCATTGCACCCAATCCAAGACTTCTTTCCCTATATGCCGAAAAGGCAGACTTAGTATATCCTTCTTTACCTTCTCTAACATATTTTTGAAAGCGTTTAAAATTTGCACTATACTCTCCTAACTGTGTTGTATCTATTGCATTGTCAATGTAGTGTTGTAATACATTGTCAAGCATAGTTATTAAATCTTTTATAAAGTTATCATCCTTTGACCACTTATCAAAGTTTTCTAAGTTGACAGAAGACAAACAACAAACTGCTGTCCTTTCTTCATTAGTTGGTAAAGTAATCTCCGAACATAAATTACTTTGTCTTATTTTTAAACCTAAATCTTTTTGTCCTTTTGGTAAAGCATCATTACATGTATCTATATTAATCATGTAAGGCTCTCCAGTCTCTGCTCTAGCATTTATAATTTGCCACCATAAATCTCTAGCGTTGATAACCTTTACAGCTTCATTAGTTTTAGGGTCAATTAATCTCCAGTCTTCATCATTTTCTACAGCATTTAAAAATGAATTGGTTATGTTAATACCATTATGTAGATTTAAATTTTTTCTATTTATATCTCCACCAGATTCTTTACGCATATTTATAAACTCTTCTATCTCTGGATGAGATATATCCATGTATGCAGCATAAGAACCTCTCCTAGTTGTGCCTTGATTAAAGGCTAACATCTGAGAGTCTACGACATGCATGAATGGAATTGAACCAGTTGAACGAGAGCCATGAGTAGTAGATATACCATTGCTCCTAACATCGCCCCAGAATCCACCGATACCTCCACCGGAACTAGCCAACCAAATGTTCTCATCGTAGTGATTAGATAAACCAGCCCTACTGTCAGGTACATAATTAAGAAAGCAACTGATAGGTAGCCCACGAGTTGTCCCCCCGTTACTAAGTATAGGAGTGCTAAACATGAACCACCTGTCGGAACTGTAGTCATAAAGTCTTTGAGCCAATTCATAATCTGTTTCTCCTTTAAATGTTGCTCCAAATACAGAAGCTCTAGCAAAAGCTTCTTGAGCATATGTTTCTTTATCCCAAAAATATCTATCTTTTAATGTGTCTATACTAAATTTGTCAAAGTTCTTTTCTTTGTCATAGTTAATCACAATACCTAAATAAGGTTTCTTCCCTATTTTATCTTCAATTATCATTGTAAGTCTCCAAGTGTAAAGCTATGATTGCATAGTGTATTATTTTATACAACTCTGTTTGTTTAGAATTGTTTTCTTTTTTACCACACCTCATAGCATATTTCATAATGTTACCAATACAAAAACTTTCTCCGTGACCTGCATCTATTATCATATCAGTTGCCTGATACTTACCGTTAGCGTAATGTTGTTTATAAGTTGTATCAATATACTCTTTAATTATCTTTAAAATATAATCTTCTTTAAATTTATAATTAATTTTATTTTTCATTTATTATATCCTTTAAAGTTATATCTTCTATTCTCTTTCTATTATACAGTCTTTTTACTCGTTTGACAATCCATTTTAAAGAAAAAGCTGATAACATTAACTTTCTATTTGTGTAGATATGGGTTTGTTTTGGTAATAACTTATATGCATCTTCCATTTTCATCTTACTAGCTTCTTCAGGAGATACTAAAGTCTTTACCCATTCATATAAAATATATAAAGATTGAGTTCTAATTTGTTTTGATTTTTTTCCATTCATAATTTTTTACCAGTTGCCAATATTTTAATATACTATTAAACATTTCTTTATGTTTCTCATGAGTTTCTTTATCCCATACATGACAAGCTATAAGCTCTGTGTTAGCTCTGTCTACAAATATAGATACTCTAATAGGGTTTTTAAATTTACATCCCTGTGCGTAAGCTGACAGTTGCATACCATGTTCATCATAAACTAATCTATCTGGGTCTTTGCCTTCTAAGTTATCTTTAGTTTTAAAGTCTACAAAGATACCAGATTTAGAATATAAATCTATCTTTCCACCATAACCTAAATCAGAGCAAAAAGAATCTTCAGCTATCCATTCTTCGTTAGGAAATTTATTATCTAAAAAATTTTTTATAACTTTATATGTTTTATTTTTAGACTTACCAAGAAATCCTTTTTCTATAAGAGCATGTATCTTTGTTCCTTGCTTTGCAGCTTTCATTCCTACTTCTCTACCTGCATACTTACATTTGTTTATGTATTCTAAATCGTTTTGGTCTACTTTTAAAGATGCTTCTAAGGCTTGTGTAATCTTCCAATTTTCTAAAGAGGGCTTAGCTATTATATTTAATATAGATGTTACAGAAGGTACATAACCTTCTTTCTTTGCGTCTCTTAAAGTAGTATTTCTTTCTTTACCATTAACTCCTACTATAGTATATCTAGGTTCTCCTTCTTTATCATACCAATGACCTGATTCTGTTTTATGTTTACTCATTTTTATCTCTGTGTTTTACAAAATATAATTTTCTACAGTTAGGTTCAAACATAAGTAACTGAACTCCTGCTTCAACTTGTTGTTTAGTTCTTCCTGTACACTTTGTATAATTATTATTATTATTTTTGTGGGTTTGAGGCTGTGCTGTTTTTACATCTATTAACATTAAGTTTCCTTCACTATCTCTAGCTATTAAATCTGCTAATCCGGTACAACCACAATTTTTAAATACTTCATATCCGTTATCCCATAACCAAGTAACTGCATAAAATTCTGCCATGTCACCTTTTCTACTATCACAATGTCTAGTGCGTTTCACTCCAATTTCCTCCAATTTTATATTCCCCTGTCAAGGGACATCTCATATTGAAATGCTCTCCTGCTTGTTGAATTGCTTTTACTCCAAGTTCTCCTACAAAATCAGCTTGGGATTCTTTAACTTGTATCTGCCACTCATCATGAATATTAGCTACAAATTTAGCATCGAGATTATTTAAATTTATAAGTTGTTGTAAGATACACATAGCTTTTTTCATTGCTATAGCTCCACCACCTTGTAGTAAAGTATTTAAAGAAGCATGTCTATGTCTTACATATATTTTTCTTCCGTCTAAACCTTTTAAATATTCTTTTCCAGAAGCTCTTTCAACTCGTTCTTTAAGAGTTCTAAGTGTTGGTAAACTACTAAGAAAGCGTTCTCGCAATGTCTTACCTGCTGACTTGCTTCCGTTAATAATACTTCCAATCTTTTCATCTCCTGCTCCGTATATGAGGGCATAGATGAAAGTCTTTGCCTCATCTCTTGATTTAAGTCCAGCAAATCGTTGGTTAGTTGTGTGAATGTC